ATAGGCGCAGGTTCAGGTTGTCCTTTACCCACAAGAGATGAAAAAGAATTTATATCCTTACCGTATCCTTTGCTTTTTACATAAGAATACATATCGTTTAAAACTTCAGAGTCGTTATGTAAAAGATTTATAAATTCCTCTCTACTTTTGGTATATCCTTTTGACTTTGCTCTTGAATATAAATCATTGATTACTTCTTCATCCATTTTAATATGTATTTAAAATTTTTATTTTTTTTCATAATCTAAACCACCTGATATAAATCCCGACTCTATTAATTCTGCTGCGTAAGCTTCTTTATCTTTAACATCTCCTATTTTCTTAGAAGGTAGATTTGCTTTCATCCATTTTAAAGCATTTTGTAAAGCATTTATATTTTTTTTCGTAGTTCCTGCAGGAAACTCAGGTGATTCAGGAATACCTTTACCTGAATCTTTTACTATATATATATTATCTCCAACTATAGTTGATTTTACTTCAAATCCTGTTCCTGCTAATCTTCTATTTAAAGTTGCCGCTACATCTGCAGGTGCGGCATTAGGTTTAAATTCAAAAGTCATTGCATTATCTATATAAGAAGAGAATTGCTGCAATGCTGTTTGTTTCTGAGGTTTAGGTTCAAAGCCTTGGCCGCTAGCAGTTTTATTTAATTTAGCTCCTTGAGGAAGGAATTCTTTAACATATTTCAATATAACATCTTCACTTACATTTTTATATTCATCAGGTAGATTTGCTTTTATTGAACCTATAAGAGCTTTTGCTCCTCCAAATACATTATTTTCATCAAATTGATAATTCTGTTGTTTATTATCTTTATTTACAACATTAGCACCACCCGGTGTTTTGTTATATGCCATATTTGTAACACCTGATAAATATTTACCTGACAGGACAGAATTTTGATCATTTCCTGTCATGAAAGTAACTAAATTTTGAGCAAGATTTCTAGCAAATTCTTTTTCTTTTGCAGCAGTTTTGCCTGCATTTAAAATGTACTCAGGAGTCCATTGTCTTTGAGTTTGACTTCCAACATTTATTTCTTCCTCATATTTGTATCTCTCTCGCATTCTGTTTAGAGTAAAATCAAGAGCATCTTGTTCTTGTTCTTTAGATACTACAATATTATATCCTTTGTTAGGAATAAAAACTCTTAATATTTTACTAGGATCTCTCTTAGCTTCATTCTCATCAATTGTAGTGGTATATTCTTTACCATTATTTGCAACTTTTTTAGTATCAATTAATATTGATGCTATATTCGATGAATCACCAATCATTGCTCTAGCTTGTTCTAATTCTGCTTCTCTAAATTGAAAAGCTGCAGGATCATCACTTTTTCTTGACCTTATATCTTCGATAGTCTTAACTTGTCCTTGCGCATCAAATGTAGCACCGAGGGCTACAGCTCTCTTCTCTACACCTAAAGATTTTACATAAGTGTTTACTTGGTCTTCTATTTTATTGTGATTTATCTTATTGGCTATTAAACCATTTAAAGCATTTACAGATGTTATGCCCTCTAATTTCTTTACTTTTTGACCATCAACTTCAGTTTCCACTTCTTTCCCCATCAAAATATTTCCTTCGGGAGACATAGTAAATCCTAATGTTTCTAAGTTCCCATAGGTTTCTGCGAAGCCAATGTTCTCAGCAGTAAGAATAGATAGCTCTTTATTTTTTATACCTTCCATTGTACTTGCATAATCTTCTTGATAGATTTTGAATGCATTAAAACTTAAATCAATGGTATCTAAAGCATTTTGTTGGTATATAAGCCAATCCCTAGGATCTAAATCACCGTTCTCCATCTTCTTCTTCATCATTAATATATTCTTACTAACCATATCAGACATTACCAATGCTTTTTTTCTTACGCTAACATCAGCGCCAACAGGCGCGTTTGCAGCAAATTTTAGCGCATCTTTAGCAACTTTATTTAGAGCATCTTTCTTTTCCTGACGAAGCCTCATAGTTTCATCAAGCATGTCAGTAGTGTACTGACTTACTTCACGCCAATCAACGTATGCATCAGCATTCCTTTCTGCATAACCATAATATGTTCCTGCCATAATTTATTCTGTATTAAGCGTATTCGCCAAAACTTTTTTGGTCGTTATATAAATCAAATGGATTGTATTGAGATCTATTTTCATTTTGTGATACTTTTTGACCATCGGCTCCACCTGCTCCACCTGCTCCACCTTTTCCATCTTTTTTCCCTTTTCCGCCTTTTCCATATAAATTAACCATATTAAGACCCATCTGAACTGTATCAGCAACTCCTTTTACTCCTGCCTCCATATATTGTGCTTTAGCCTCTTGAGCGTCTCTTGCTGCTAACTGAGCACCTTCAACTTCTCCTAAGTCTAATTGAACATTTAAGTCTCTTAAACGGCTTTCTTCATCTATTATCTCTTTCTGAATATCAGTTAATTCTTGACCCATAGCTGTTCTTATACCACCTTGAGCTTCATTCTGAGCCATATATACTTTACCTGCTGTTGTAGCCGCACCTCTATCCGATTCTTGACCTGCTTGAATAATCTGAGAACCTGCTGATAACATTGATTCTCTCTGTAGTTCAAATGGTTCTTTTTGTATTCCTCTTTCTTTAGCATAATTTATCTCAAGTCTTCTACGAGCATCTGCCATTGCTTTAGCCGCATCCGCTTCTGCTTTTCTTTGCAATCTACTTTGTTTTGATGCTTCCATAAAAGACATAACCGTTGATCCTGCTGATACAGCTAATCCTCCTATTGCTACTGCTGTTGCTAGTGCCATATTATAATAATTTTATCATTTCACTTGTGTATGTATCTCCTTTGACGTATCCAAGGTGTTCATACGTTTTTATTAAGCTATTGTTTTTTATAAGAGCGTAAGCGTAACTTGCGCCTGAATTTTTAGCAATATTAGTAAGAGATGAAACCAATAAAATAATAGCCTCTCTTCTTTTATCCTTCATCTTATATTCCTTGTTTGATATAATCCAATCAACCCAAGATACATCTGAATTGGTAATATATAAAAATCCTGCACACACAGGAATTTCTCCATCGTAAACTATAATACCACCTGTGCCATTGTCGGGAAGGAAGTTTCTTTTAGGTGGCTCCCAACCCCACTGAATCCACCAATCTACTAAGATATTGTGGTAATCACTTTCATTAAGATTTCTAATAGTTAATTCCATATCGACACAAAGATATTAAATTTAAGGGAAACTTTTCATTACATTTGATTGTACTGAAAATAATTCAACTTTTCCATTAGATCCATTCTCAAGTGTAAATGTACAATAATGTCCTAAAACTCCATGCGATTCAGCTACTGAATTTTTCACGAATAAGAAGTAGTTAACATTCCCCGGTATTGGAGTAGTTAATGGAGTTAGCATATTGTTGTTTACAACGATTTGGTTTATACCTGATATATAGTCAATATTTATGTCAATTACAGGTCCTGCAAATTGAAGATTTGCTCCAAAATAAACATAGTCTCCAACACTTATAATGTTCCCAATAGATACCAATGGATTGATGCTAAAGTTTACTTGAGCATTATTTGTTCCATTACCCACAACAGTTAAACTATTTCCTATACCATTTACACTTCTAAGAGCAAGTTGTCCATTAGAGTTATTTCTAACAAAAGCATAATAAGATGCCTCTTTCTTTTCAAACCAAGATTGGTCTATAAAACCTGAGTATTGTAAGTCTGTCTGAAGAGTTACTCCCCAAGGAGCATCACCTTCAAGATTTATGGTCTTAAATATTTTATTCTCAAGCACAGCGTTATTGAATACGCTTGTTATTTTAGATGGCTTAAAAGCTCTAGGTGATTTATTTGGAGGTACTACGTGATCCACTTCATCCCACCACTCTTGATAGAACGTATTTCTAGCAACACCGGTGTTGTGGCGATACAAATTTCCTCCTTTGAATGTGTAGAAATAATTATTCATTCCAATCATCCAATCAGGCTCGTAAGAGTAAAAAGATACCCAACCTGCAACTGCTTCGCTATATGATAATGTATATGTCATGGTTTATTTTTATGGTGGTGGTGGTTCACAAATACCTATTACTGTTATAACTCCTTCTGAGTTTATTTGAAGAATATAAGTATCAAATTCTGTTGTGCATAGTATTTTATAAACTAAGTAATACTTATCCTCTCCATCAAAAGTATCTAATATATTGTTTGTATTACAAGCTATATTTCCATCCGCTATAACACATAATGGACTTCCGTATATATATAAATCAGCAAACGGAACATCTTCGCAGCTATACTCTCCTTCATTAGCACCTGCGGTTCTCAAAGCTGACTGAAGTCCACAACTTACTTCAAGAACTCCAACAGATGATATTATTTCTAAATAATATATAGGAACAATATTTCCTAACCATATTAAATCTTGTGTTACAATATCTCCATCAGAGTTTATATAAGTAACACTTCCTCCATCAGGGTGTAATGGATCTCCTTCTTCCCAAATACCTTCAAAGCATTGCGCTTGAATTTCACAAGAAGGACAAGTAGTAGCAGCCAAAAGTACACCTCCCGACTGCTCTCTTGTTATTGTACCATCTGAATAGAATCCATCAGGAGCTATGTTTAAAAGATTTGAATCTATATATACCGATGTAGCTAATGATAAATCAGCTGCGTTTAAAAAAAATTGTGAATTTATTGCCATATTCTATTTATTATTATAAAAGACATCCACATGAATCAAATTCTATTGTAACTAATACATTACTACAAGTAGGGTATCCAATGCTACAAATATAAACATTAGTTTCTGCATTTACAGATTGTTCTTGATAAATTCCACTTGAGTTATAAAATCCTACCAATACACTAGATAGAGTTGGATTTGATACTAAAAATGTATTATAGGTATCTCCACATATAATATTACAAGCACAACATACATCTATTGCTGATGTTCCAAAACATAAAGATGCTTCTGTAGCACAACCTCCGCAAAACTGTTGAGGTAATAAAACTCCATCAACCAATTCTCTAACTATATCATCTGCTGAATAGAAACCATTTGGAGCAGTAACATAACCACCATCTGAATCTATAAATATATTTGTTGCTGTTTCAAATGAAGAAGTGTTAATATAATAATCTCCATTTGTACAATCACAACAAGCGTCTATAACATTTGATGCAAAACAAAGTTCTACAAGAACAAAATCTCTAAAGTCCCAAATTAAATATAAATACTCTCCGTTTGAACTTGCAGGAACTACAAAGTCTACATAATACAATGGAGCAGCACCTGCATTAGGAGTAGCAATAGTAGATGCTGACACCAATGCATTCATATCTACACTGTTGTTTTCATACAATGTAGATGTTCTTAAGAACCTAAATTTATCTTGAGATATATTAAATACATAATTATCAGGAACTATAGCGTTTGTTGATAATCTCATATCGCTAAACTCAGGAGGGAAACCACCTGTTCCAACAAATCCCGATGTGGCATTGTATCTTGATACAAGAGGACTTGAAGTTCCGCTTCCAAATAATACTAAATTAGATAAAAGTGGACCTATAAAATCTCCATTGGTATATCTATATTGAGTATGTATTGTTTTACCTGAATCAGAGTTGTTTGTTAGTACAACTTCAATTATAGTCATTGGCTCTGACTGAACACAATTAGCAAGTATAGCAACAACCATATCTCCTGTGTATGTCAAAGTAATTTCAGCCGTTTCAATAGATATATTATCCTTACCAAAGAAAACACTTCCATCTTCATCTGTAGATCCTGAACTAACAATGGTTCCATTATAATTCACACTAACATTTAAAGTAGCTCCTTCTTGAATACTTATAAAGCTCCAATAAACTTCACTTAAACCGACTAATGGACCTAAATCAACGCAATACTTAAATGTTTTTGATGTTTCAGGAGGAGCAATAGATAATGTAAATGTTTGAGATACACCACAAGCTAAACACTGAGGATTTACAGGTAGCAATCTATCGTTTGATGATAAAACATATTCATTCATATAAGGATCAAAACCTCCTAACTTTTGAGTGTTAAAAGAAGCGTTGAATGTATCTCTAAACCATGTTCTCATATTGGCATCAGATACTACAACTAATTGTTCATTTTGAGAATCTCCTCCTTTTAATTGAATAACAGCTCCACGTTTTGCATCTGTAAAATACCTATCGTATCCCCACTGAATATAACTCTCAGGATTAAAACTTATTCCGTATTTCTCAGTACGTGCTATTTGCGTTCCTAATACCTCAGGAGTGGCTGTAATTATACCTCCGGCACTTGCATCCGACAATAAGTTTTTCTCTGCTAAAACGTAAGATATTTTATCCTCTTGCAAAGTAAGTACATCTGTATTTCTTCCATCTAATAAAGATATCTCTCCAAAAGATGCTTCACAATTTTTAAAGTTAGATAGTCCTGCGTTAAATTCATTTAGTTTATTTACGTTACTTTCTTGATTATAAATACCACTATAAGTAATATCGGAGAACCTGTCAGCAGCTTTATAATCTTGAGCAGCAACAGTAGTTACTCTTTCTCCAAAATTAAAAGGTTTACCTATTATAGAGTCTCTAATTTTATAACTTTCAACTCCATTACCAAAAGCATAGCAGTTAAAGAACTGAGTATCTACAATTGCAGGAGTTCCTGTTGCTATATCTTGGTCTTGAATATTACCCATGTGGTTTCCATCAGAATCTATTTCGAATGATAATTCATTCTCAAAAAATACATCAGGTAAAGCATCAGAAGGTTCTGTTTCAAAAGCTATAACATTTTCAGCTCTAAATACTTGTATGTCGGCAGTAATATAAATTCTACGAGAATATCTATAATTACGCCCTCTACAACTATCTGTACTACTAAACCAAAGCTGCAATTGATTTGTAATATCGTCTCTATAAAATCTCCAAAAGTTTTTTCTAAAATTTATCCATTTTATTCTATACGGTCGACCTGCATTTACATTAATTGCGGATGTATCTATTACCAATTCATTCTCACTAATTACAAGTGATACTTCTGAAAAATTTCCAACTGAGTCATATACGTAAACTCCCTCAACAACACCATCTGAAATAAATGTGGCAGTATCGTCATAAAGTCTAAATGGCATAGTAGCAGTTGCTGTTCCAACAAGATCTTGACTTAATTTTCTATCTGTCCCCGGTATAAATACATTTTCTTCTCCATCTCCTTTATCTATACCTGAATTTATTGTTAACTGAATATTGTCTCCAACAAACCACTCATACATATTATCATAATTAGCATTTGAAGTATATACTTTTTCTAAAGTATATCCTTTTTTCCCACAATTAGGAGCACCCGCTCTATCCCAATCTGTATACCATTGTATTTTACTACCCTGCGGCACATTATAATCTACATAAGTCCAAGTAATATTAGCAGGGTCTGTTCCTGCTATATTCATTGGATAAGGCATTTGAAGATGGTCTCCTCCACTTGCCCATTTTCTAATTTTACCCGGAACTATTATTGCATTTTGCTGAAGAAATAAATCAAAATTGTTAGGATATAATTTTATATATAATCCTGCAGGAATTTTTACATTTTCATTAGGATCTGATTCAGTTGGTATTTCAAGAAAACCTGATGGTTGAGCTTTTTTATCAAGCACAGTGGTATATATGCAATTGAAAGTTGGCCCTGTACTATCTGACTTAACAATCAATCTATCTCCATTTTCAACCTTCTGCATATTCTCTCCTTCTAATAAAATCCACCCTTCATTAGTCTCAGGATTTACAAAGAATAAATTGCTATATATAGTCTCATATCCTTGAACATCAGGCTTAACAACAAACTTATATCTTGTTGCCCATTTAGGCGCTCTTTGAGTAGGAGGTATGGTAACTTGAATACTATTTTTATATGTAGAATATCCACAAGGAACATATTCTGCATTAAAAGGACTTACCAATGCAGTTGTAGACCTATTGAACTCATCCATATATACAATACCTATCTCATATCCTCTATTACTATGAAGGCTTCTAGGATTTGCAATTTCTTGAAATACAGCTTTTGCAAAAGTTACTTCGTAGTATTCATAAACTCTTTTTGTAGGAGCATCAATATCATCTACATATTCCATAGCAGGAAACTGAAAACCAATTATAGTACTTGCAGGAGTTGTTATTATTTTAATAGGTTCTAATATCGCATTTATACCACTTCCATATTTTATATAATTATCAGGAGCAGTCCCTAAACCTTGAGGTAATAAACAGTTGAAGTCATCTGTAAAAGTAATTCCATTGCAAGAAGTATCTACTCCCGGTGTATTAGTTGACACAGGTAAAATATTTGCAACAGTACCTACTGCGTTTTTAAACTCAGGACTTGTAGCTAGTTCATAAACAGAATCATAACTTGTAGTTAACAAGAAACTAAAACTATATTGAGTAGTATCAGTTTCTGTATCAGGAAATGTAATAACTGTACCTGAAAAAGCAGCGTGTGATATTGCTATATCTAAATCTATTGAAGAACCTTGAACTAAATCTTTACCGGCTAAATCAATTGTTACTATTGATTTAACAATAGATTTATTTATTTCAGAAGGGTCTATATTATATACACCTGAAGCTGTACCATCAACAAGATCAACACTTCCAATAGGCAAAGAAATAAGATTAGTAGAATATTCAAATCTTGTAGGATTACCATTTTTATCAATCAAATCATATCCTTCAACATAGTTCCCATACATCAATCTATTACCCATAATAGTTTGAGCTTTAGCAAAGCGAGGAACATTATCATAAAGTCTTAATATCTCTGACTCTGCTAATATTGTAAATATCTTACTATTATTAAAAGTAAATTGATATACGTTATTATCAGCCAATCCCGATTCTGCTTTATCAATTTTTTGTATAATCTTAATTATATTGTTCTCTGATTGCTTGAATAACAAATCAATACCAACAACTAAAGGTCCTCCTGAATTATAGTTAACTATTGCTGCGTTACAAAAATTAGTCATACCTTCATTTAAAACACTATTAGCACTAAAACTAAATTGGTTTGGAACAAATGCAGGTGCAGACCATTGAGATGTAGCAGAATATTCTCCATCTATATATCTATATCTATAAGCAAAGCAAATAAATCTTGTTTCTAAATAATTCTCTTGGCCACTTGTTGTTATTGGCTGCACCATAGGTGCTTCAATAGGTGGCTTCTTTATAACAAGAATAGACTCAGGATTTATAGTATCAATATTAGCTACCGGGTTAGGGTAGTTTCTTGTTATGTTTATAAATCGTGGTGCATTATAATCGTCTGTCCAAAACAAAAGATTTTCAATTATATTTACACCTGTGATAAGATATGATGGATTGAAATTTAAAGTTGTATTTATACCATCTCCATCATCTATGCTAATAACATGATATGTAAGTATATTAGTAAGCACATTATAAGATACAATTAAATCAAGTTTATCCGTAGCTCCAACAGTAAATGTAGGGTCGTGAACAAACCAATATATTGTTTCTCTTGCGCTATCTTGAATGGCGCCAATACATTTAGCATTAACACTTAAAGGAGTTCCATCAGTATAAGCTAATTTAGTTAGCCAAATATTACCATTAGTATTGGTAACAACTCCTACTTCAGAGTTCTCTGTAGAACCCATTCTGATATTCATAGCATCAACATACTCTCCTTCAGGAAGAAGTCGTTGGTCAACGATTTTATTCATTCTCCCTGCTATAAAATTTCTAGTGAAATCTGCCATATTACTTGATTATCTTATCCATTCCTCTTAAATTCATTAAGAGTCTTCCCGGATGAAGGTTACTGATTCTTATTTTTGCATTAGCTAATAAAGCTCTTCTATCTTTCTTTGCTCTTTCTAAAACATATTGTTGAACATTAAATTTAGAATTTAATATCTCATATTTTATAGCAGCATAAATATATTGTTCAAATAACTTATTTACAGTTATTAAAGAATTATCTCCTGACTCCATACCATCTGACACATACTCAAGGATACATAATTCCCCTGCCATAGTAGAGTCAAAATTAATAACTCCTGCTTTTTTATCTATTTTAAAAGTAGGATTAAAATTTGCAGTCTCTGTATTTAAACCAAATGCAGTATTGATACCATAATCAAAATACCACGTACCTTCAAAATACCAACCTAATTGACCATGAAATTGATTTCCTTGGTTTAAATAGATACTTTTTTTCATTTTAGTAAGTCTATCAAAATCAATATCAGAGTATTGTGGTCTAAGGATATTACCATTTTGGTCAAATAGAATATTACCCTGTTGGTCTTGCAAATAAGCATTAGACGAAATAGCTTGTATATTTTCAGTTAATGGTCTTAACCAACCATCTTTGTATAATGATATACGAACCCAATTAACATAATCATCAGGAAGTACATATCTTAATGAATCAGCTACGCTTAACTCTAATACCTTAACTTCTTTAAACGCATCATAATTAAGCTCTTGTATGGCTCTTTTTGCATGAAAGATAACTTTATACCTTTCTTCATTATTTATCAATGAGTGGTTTCCTGTATGCATCAATAAGAAGTTATTTACTATATCTTCTAATTTCACATATTGATATGAACCCCAATTTGCATCTTGAGGTGCATTACCATTATTTTCATAATATTCATATTGTGATAAATATGCCATATCTGTTTATTTTTATTATTATTGTTGCATACTAAATGTAGGCTGTTCGTGTTGTTGTTGAACCATACCAAATTGAGTAAGCTCTGTCTCTCTAATACTCATACCACAATACTCAAGTATCTTTGTAACTAACTTATAGCCATCTTCATTTGGTAATTCAAAGTCTTGATAATCAGGTTGTGATTGGTCAAATGCCGGGTCTCCGCTTACCAATGTAATATATGTCCATTTAGGTGTTTTAGGAAATCTAAAATAAACTGCTTGAACTTGACCTAATGTATCAATAGTATTAGGGTATATTTTAATGTTTTGACCTTCAAGTGTATATGAAGGGAAAATATCATTTGGAGCTGTTAAGTTTGATGCGTTAAGCATAGTTATCTTACCAACACTTACTTTATCTGCTTCTTTAACTGCAGGAGAAAATATCTTATAATCATTACCTGATGCAAGAAATATATTCTTGCTTAATATCATAGAAGTAGCAGAAGTAACACTTACAACTGTAGCAACTTTTCCTGTGTCTAAATTTGCAACAATATAGTCTGTACCTATACCATCTGCAATAAAGGTAGCAGTAGAGTCGTTAAGTTGATTTGCTACTACTGATGTATTAGTTCCTGAAGTTACAAGATTTGAATAACATAAAATTTTTAATATGTAGTAAGCATCATTACCAACAGTAGTAACAGTAGGAACAGAAAAGATATGTCCTCCAATATTAGATAAGAAATCTGTAACTAAAAATGTCTCTAATGTTTCTGCTATCGGACTTTCAATGTCCGCATAATCAGTACCCGAACCACGTTGATTCTCTGCATTTATAGTTTTGTTATAACTACTATAGTATTCTTCATATATCTCCATTTGCGCATTTGCAGCAAACAAATTGAAGTCTGATGGAGAAATATATCCGTAGTTATTTTTGTTCGCTATGGATAATACTGCGTTTCTAACTTCGTTTATCATATTAAATCTTTTTACAAATATAATAAAAAAAGCACAGAAATAAATCCGTGCTAATTTTCAAATAATCAAAAATATATTATTGTGCTATATTCGCTTCTAACATTTTAAGTGAATCAATTCCTTCATCACTTGATAAGAAGTGTCCTGCCATTTCATAAGGATCTTCTCCGTATGGTACAGATAGCATTTTCTTTTTGTTAGTAGGTGTGTTAAACCATACTTCTTTATCGTTGTTGCGTAATGCTAATAACTTTTCTTCAAAGAACAAACGAACTTTAGCTTGAAACTGTAGTTCAGGATCATTCAATGTAGCTAAGAAACCTCTTGGGTCATTTTTAGCAAACACTAATATGTCTCGTTTTAATTCTGCTGTTGAGATAGTTGATGGATCTTTACCAAACATAACTCTAGTAAGAGTTTCGATTTGCTCAAGAGTTAATCTTCTTGCTTCTATTAAAGCATCTACCTCTACATTCAAATCTTCAACTTCTTCAGATGCTTCTTTCTCTTTATCTATCTCAGAAAAGATTATTCCATTTAATGGATGATAATGTAGAAATTCTTGTAAAACAGGATTTGTTCTTTGAACGCTAAGAAAACCATCTTCAAAAACGATTGGTTCTATAATTGCGTTTCCATCTTGTTCATCCTCAAAAGGAGATTTTTGATTAACCGCATATCTAAGCGGTCTATTCTGTTGTTTTTTTTCATCAAACCACATTAAAGGAAAACGTGGGTGATTTCTTGATGCTAACGTATAAGATAGCGGATTGCCTATTTTTAACTTGTAGACTTTATCTACTGATGGTGTTGCTGCCATAATAATTTAATTTGATTTAAAATTTATAAAAAAAGGATGCGGTGATTATCACCGCACCCCTATACTATATATTAACCGTAACGGAATAATACAAAGTTATTTGCACCTAAAGTACATACACATCTTTCAGACAAGAAGTTAACCTCCATTGCGTCAAGATCTGAGTTTTGAGCACCTCCGGCAGAACCTGTGATCCAAGTTTTGTATCTTCTATCCTCAGCTTCTGAAGCACGGTATCTAACGTGTAAGAATGGTCTCTTAGCGTTTTTACCCATGATTTGGTCATATACTGAAGTAGAACCTGCAGGAACTAAAAGACCTGTGATTGTACCTGTAGCAGTACCTGCTGTAGCATTTAAACCACCTCTCATTGTAGGATCGTTTAGGTATTTCCAATCAGATTTGTAGAAATCGTAACCTCTACGGAATCCTGTGAATCCTAAGTTCAATGCCATATCAGTATCATTGTCGAATAAACCGTAAGATGCAGCTCCCGCAGCATTCACTCCGTTAAATCCGTTCAATGTAGCTAACATATTGTCGATGTCGAAAGACAATCCACGATTAACAAACACTACGTTTTCTTCGATAGCTCCTTGTTTGTCCAAACGAGAAACGATTGAATCCCAATCAGCTAAAGAAGTTGGTGTACCACTTCCCCAAACATTTCCTCTGTTGTTTACAACATAGAAAACTCCTTCAGAACCTCCGGCAACACCACCTAAAGCAGCTAATGCTCCTGAACCTGCTTCAGCAGGAACAGCTTCGATCATAGCAGTTTCTAAGTAATCCTCGAATCTCAAACGAGTTTCATGCTCTGATTTCAAATACCACAAGTAACCTGTAGCACCGTTCTCAGTAGTAACCTCAACCCATCCGATTTGAGCCATGTCTGAACCATTAACAGCATATTTATCTTTAATGATAATAGGCTTGTTAGAGAAGATTGAATCTTCTGCTTCCAAAGAACCAACCATTCCGTTAGTTCCTTTTTTGAACTCTGAACCATAAATGAATACAGTACATTGAGTGTTTACAGCAAAAGCTTGACCTGTTGCCTCATAGTAAGCTACTGTGAAAGTAGTTGCTGTAGGAACAGCAGTAACGATTGCTTTGTTGAAAACACCTGAAGTGTTATTCTGAATCATTACAGTTTGTCCAATTCTAATAGCAATGTAAGTAACTCCTGCATCAGCAACTGTAAAAGTAGCTGTACCTGTGTTAATTGCTGCATTTGAAGTACAGTTAGTGTACTTAATGTGAAGACGACCTTGTTCTGCCCATTTGATTTGGTCAGAGTTAGAAGGCATCTCTGCACCTACCATTCTTAAGAATGATGCGATGGTTCTATTACCATAACGCTCAAATTCTTTTTCGTAAGTATCAGGAAGATACTGATTTAAGAAGTTGAAGTTAGTAATATAGTTTGTCGATAACGCTACTTGCTCCGCTGCCGGTTGTAATGCAAAAGTAGGCGTTGGGTTTAATTAACCTGCCATTTTTACTTTTTTTTAAAATTTATATTCTTTTTATACTACGGATTTTTAGGCTTTTACCCGAATCAGGATTTACCGCTTTTACCTGCATTCCATCCATTGGTTTGATAACTTCAGGAGTTTTTCTTTCAGACATGTTTATATTCTTAATGCCTTTCATTGTTCCCTCCGTTGCATCTGATTTACCTTGCTCATAAAAGAACTTAGCAAACTTCTCAGGATTCATAGCAATTGCTAACGACTTATGATAACCGACTGCATCTTTAATTAATCCTTGTTCATCCAAAAACTTATTTATAAAGTTTGAAGGATTAGATTGGACTTTCTTAAGTTCAGCAGCGTCTCCCGGATTGAAAGTGATTTTTCTGTCATCAACATTGAACTCAAAACCTTTGAACTCTCCGCTAAAAACTTCGTCAGTTTTTTGATTAAACCAACCTCTCTTTCTTTCGTTTTCTTCCTCAATAGTCTTCGCTCGCTTGGTATATTGCTTATAGCTTTCGTAAACTTCTTTTTCCTCATCAGAAACAAGTGGAACACTTGACTCAAGTGGCACTTTGTATTTTTCTTTTTGAGCATTAAAAAATTTTCTTGCCTCAGCAACAGCCTTTTTTGTTGTAATCTTAACTCTCTTAATGTGTGATTCATCATCAATATCTTCGTCATATCGATAATCATCCATTAGAGCGTCAATGTCATCAGCATCAAGTCCTTCTTGAGTTGCTGATAAATAATTTTTAAGTAAACTTTCAGGGTCCATAGAATCGTAGTCTTTTTTAAGACTTAAGAAATCCTCGAAACCTCTTCCTGTTTCCTTTTTGTATTTCATATAAGCAGCAACATCTTCAGGCAAAGCCTCAGTCTCTTGTCTTTGAGCTGCTAACTCATCAAGAGAGTTTATCTGCTTATTGTATCTTTTTTCAATATATGAAAGAACTTGTTGTTCCTCTAGTTCAGGTTGTTGTAAAATATCTTGTACTTCATCCTGTTGTTGCACGTCATTCTGTACAATATCTTGTACAGGTTCTTCAAATTGTTGCTCATGTTTTTCAAGTAACTCTTGTTCTACTTGTGCAACTCCTTTTTCTTCTGTGCCATCTAATAATCTAACTTTTAATTCCATTTTGATTTGATTTAATTTTTTACAAAGCTATACAATTTTTTTGATATTTTATCGAGGCTCAAATTCTCCTAAATCAAAGCCATCTAAACTATCTTCGTTTGACTCAAAATTCAAAGGAGGAAGATTGTTTTTTCGTTGGTCTATAAGTTTAGATTGCTCTGTATTTTGTTGGCTAATACGTTTAGCCTTAGCATCTTCACGTTCTTTTTCTCTTTGGCTTAAAGTCTGCATTTCTGCACCTTTTATTTGTTGATTGTATTGGAACTCCTCTGCCATTAAGTGTGATTTCAATTCGGCCTCAACCTGCATTGTCTTAATGTTATACTCTGTCTCCATTTGTTTCAATCTCATCTTCATCTCTAATTCAGCTTGCATTTTTTGCATTGCCGTTTGAGCCGCCATTTGTTGAGACTGAATATTCTGTTGAGCAACCATAGCTTGTTTTTGCATTTCCATTTGATCTTCACGCTCTTGTTTCTTAACTCGCTTCATTTTCAATAATTGATTAGCAAGTTTAAGATTCTTAAGTTCACGAATGTCAATAGCATCTTCAAGATTGATATCTCCTTTAGATAAAGCCATTTGAATATTTGCTTCAAGTTGTGCTTTTTGTTCTTCATCAGGAGCCACTTCTATGAATATACCAAAGTCATATATATAAAGGTCTGATATTTCGTTTAAGATAGAAACATTATATCTTCCTATTTTATTTATAAACTCATCTTTGAAATCAGAATATTCTAAGATATCTGCAATTCTATATGTCAATGCTTCTGCTAATGAACGGTATATGAATAAACCACCATCGAGAATATGACGAGTAGCAGTATTTGAATTTAAAGCAGCAAGTTTTTGTAAACCTACTAACGAATTAGGATCAGGTGTAGAACCATCTCTCGCTTCATTCAACCCTGTTACCGTTCTAATCATATCCATATAATGATTATAGTTACCTATAAGCATTTGAGTCTTACTCAATCCTGAGTTCGATGTTAATTGGGTAATTGGAACTCTCGCATTATTAAACTCTCCATCTTGAGTATAACTTCTACCAATAACACTACCTGTTTGGAAGTATAGTCTCAAAGCATCCTCAGGATTATAAGCAGCACCTGTACCTAAATCAACTTCGTTTAATCCATCAGCATCAATGAATACACCATCAGGTACAACTCTATTGATTACTTGTTGAAGTTTTAAGTGAGTAATTTGAATAAGGTCAGCAAATGGTATCATTCTTCTTACTGTAGACTCAATAATACCCTTGTACATACGAGGAGCAGATGCCACATAGTTCGGTAAAGCATGTTGAGTAGCTGATTTAGGTCTCACCATATTCTCAGATAATTTCCACTGCAATAAGATATTGGTTCCCATAACCATAATACCTTCGTACCAAACGTCAATAGTTTTTTGTATTTTTTCAAAGTTCCCTTCTTCCATCATTTCTGTTGGAGGATTAAAACTATCATCTTTCTCGATAAGCCTAGACCCACCATTATCAAGTATTTTCTTTTTATAAACTACTTTCTTTGTAGTCTTATAATTAAAATACATTAACGTACACGTGTCTCTTGAAAATACACTGTTCTCATAAAATTGAGCAACATTATAATAATCATACCAAGTTTGACTATACTGAGTTATTTCTTGCAATTGCTCTTTTGTCAAACTTTGGTCTATCTTCATCAACTCTGTTATCGGCAAAGTTTTAATCTCTCCCCAATAAAAACAATCTCTGAAATAAGGATCTTCGGTATAACTATAAACAACATTTGCAGGGTCAACATAAGATATTTTTATTCCTGCTCCTTGAAGAAATTCATGTTTAGCAACCGAAATACCAAGTACTGTAGCATCATAATCAAGTCTCTTACGAACCTCATCATAATGGTTTTCATCAAACATTGTATTTATAGCTTCTTCTTCGGCAATCTCAATAGCAGGTTTATAGTTTAACTGCATATATAATGATAATTCCTCATCATTATTAGGCAACTTTTCAGGATCCATTATAAATGGATTTGCACCTGATAACTCTTGTATTTTAGTTAAAGCTTCTTTAGCTGCCATTTGAGACTCTACCAACTCTTGATGCTTGTTTCTTTTTGCTTGAGACATTGCATCTTGAGAATATGCTTTAACTTTAAAAAGTCTATTTGACATTCCATTTACAATAATATCAACAAACTTTGGTATTACAGGAACAGGTGTCCAATCTAAATTTAGATATGATAAGTCTCCATCAATAGCTAATTCATTCTTATACTTAGCAACAGACTGCTCGCCTCTTGCATAAAGTCTCAATCTGTGAAACTCTCTCCATTGACTATAATACCTACAAGAGTTTCCATCTTTTCTAAACCACTCATATTGAATGGCTTGACCTACTTGTAACCCAAATTGTTGGGAAGCTTTAACCGCATCAGTAGCTAACTGACTCGGAAAGGCTGACGATGTTATATCTATTGTTACGTTTTTCATGTAATTATTTGACTTGTTGTTCCTTCATTAGAATACCTTGCGAAGTTAACAATAATTTTTGAATCTTTTTTCTCGGGTAAATATAAATGCTTTTGATTGGCCATAATAGCCAATCCTGAACTAATAGAAGCATCAAATTTTGTTCTGTCGTTTATGTCAAACTTTGCCCAATCTTCTAATGTTCTTGTGAATGGCATAGTTCCCATTTCATCAGACTCTCTATAAGCACCTGCTAAATCAAATCCGACATATCTCTCTATGTAAGACTCGATTGCAGAAGCGTGAGACTGCTTTACATCTTCAGATGAGTTTGGGATACCTCCAAGTTCTCTCTCTGTTTTTGTTAGTTTATTGTATTGTTTATCAGGTCTATTCAAACAATAATTCCTATAACCTCTATTTTTAAAATGATACAATAACCTAGGTTTGTTGTTCTCTATAAGAATTGGCATACCATAAAACACACAAGCCATTAATACCTCCTCAAAGAATATCTCTGCTGTTTGAGGTCTTGCTATGTATTCAAGGAAAAACTCGTTTACAGGAGCTTCATCCATGTGAAATTTAGTAAGACCATGAAGCGAACCATTCGACCCTCTACCTCCAACTACTGCAGATATATCATAAGAGTCACACCCAAAAGATCCTAGATATTCATTACCGGGATACTTAGATCCATTTCGTATATGAACATTATTTTGAAGGTGCTTTGCAGGTGTCCAACTTACCAAGAACCTACCCCTTGAGTCAGGAGTGAATATAACTTTACTATCTTTAATTCCATCTTTCCAATGAAAAGAACCTCTTGTTAAAAAATGCTCCTTAACTAAACTGTCGTTATAATCAATCTGCTGATATATCTTTGTAAGATTAAATAGAGACTGTTTACTTTCATCTCTGAACGCATGTGATGTTGTTCTAGGGAACTGACGATAAAACTCATTTAAAGCATCAGAATCGCTTTTTAAAGAATCAACCTCTGCTTCCCAATACTCAACAGCTCCATTTTTTATCATCATACCATCAACTCCTTTAATAGGTGTCTCCGGTTTGTAGAACACAGGCATACCATAGATGTCTATGAAACCCTCCATGTTCCACTCCATAGGAATGAACAAGCCATATAAACCACTCTTGGTTTGACCATTAGCATTACGACTTCCTACCATTGAATCTTCATATAGGTCTTTGTAGTTTTGACCTCCTTTTGATAATGCATTTGAGGTTGAACCCATCATACATTTTCCAATAATCTTGCTACCTAATCTAAGACATGTCTTGGTAACTCGCCAATTGTTTTGAATGTTATTTGGCTTAACCCATTTTGCACTTTCGTCATGAGCTAAAAATATAAGCTTTTCTCCATCATAGGAGTTCTCTTCTGTGTTCTTCCAATCTATTGATGTGTCCAAACCATCTATAGCATCACTATCTATATCATACATATTCTTCTTCGTAATCTTAGATGCCGGTACACGGAAAGCCAACTCTGTCTTTGGTTTGTCCATACCATCCATAATAGGTTTAAAGAAGAACGGAAGTCTATTGTTTATAGGAACTACTTTATCAGTAAACATCTTTTTAGCATCGGCTCCTGTTTTTGATAAGATACCTATCCTTGCATCACGAGCAAGTGTTCCTATATTTACACATTCAGATGATGACATAAATGAGAATCCTGAACGTCTAATCTTTAAGTATATCATTCCAAAACTTCTCTCATCTGCCTTACACGCTTCCCAAAAAATCCAATATATCCTATTGGCTTCACGAAAGTCAGGGTATCCAACATCTATACTAGACCATTGAAGATACATATAGTGAGAACCTGTTATGTAAGTAGGAGTTCCATTATTCATAAACCAAAAACCTTGCTCTCTAAGATCAAATTCATTTTCAATGTAATCAACCCATCTGTTTTTAAATTCAGCTGCCATTTCATTCCATTGAAATATTGATTGTATTCTTGAAAGTTCTTTAGGTATTGGTTGTCTTTCCCAATACTGTTCAGCTTTTGAATTGCTTCTTTTAAAACAATCTTTTGGTGTTTTAGGAAGAGCGATATTAAGTCCTGATATATTAATTATATCTCCTATCTCTCCTGTCTTTGATATTACTACAACATCATATTGGTCATTGTATCCATATATCCAAGACTTATTACTATTTTTTTTAGTAATAGCATTAGAAGGTATATGATCCCTTACTATGGTATAGATATTATTTTGACCTTCTTTCTGCAAATCCTTGTTTTGAATCAATTTTATTAATACCTTTTTCAGATAATTCTATGCCTTCTTTCTCAGATTCTATTCTATTTAAAATCTCGAATGCATCAAATATAGCTAATTTTTTTGTAGCAGCAGCATTTTTTAATTTGTCCGCAGCCAATTCACCTCCAATATCATCAATATTTAAAATAGGTTCTTCAGCTACTTTGATTAACTCAAGTACTGCTTTATGCCCGGCAGAAATAATCTTTAGTTTTGTTTCTTTAGGTGTCATAGCTTCATTGTTATTTGATGGTCATACATTCTATATAACTTCTCTCCATCAATATTAAATTCATATTCACTATCAGGTACGAAACAAACCATATCCCCGGATCTTACGCCTTTCGTTGATAGGTACTCATTTGGATACTTCATAATCCCCATTAATGGTTCTTCTGAGAAAGGCTTAGATATATATGATTCTATTGTTGGTATTGGTTTAACAAAGCAATATCTGTCGTATGCGTACCATGTATCTCCTTTTTTGTACATAAAAAATTGGTCTATTTCAATAAAGAATAAATCTTCTTTGAAGAAACTTTTACCACTTTTTTGTCGGCCTTTAATGTCATTATAAAATTTGAATACATTATGATGCACAAGAAGTATATCTCCTATTGATATAGTTCCGACATAGCCGATGGGTAGTTCTACAACTTCAGCATATCTATTAGAGAACTTATGATCTTCTTCTGATGTACTGACTATAAACTCAATACCACCTATGTCTTTTGTGTTGTCATAGCGTTTACCATTTACAGGCTTTGCTATAAAATAAAATGGGGATTTCATTAAAAATTTATATTATATTCGATTGAAATTGGCATTGGGGAAGTAAATTCCTTCCACAAAACTACTTCTTCTTTTTGATTTATAATATATATTAATACATCTTTTTTGTCATTTCTCTTAATTAGATATACCTCATTACTATCTCCAAGCACTTTTTGCCCAACAATGTAATGCATTGCACCGCTTTTATAATCAGGACCTATCGATATTTTTCTTATGTCCATTTAATTATTGTTTTTCTTTATAATTGAACGTATTGAATCAGCCAATATTAAAACTATACAAGCGTAAAATAACCAAAAGGTAATAAAATGTATATCTGTATAATAACAAGCTAGCATACAGCCAAAAACACCACCTATTGCAGTTCTCTTTACATCTTTTTCATCGTGTTTAATGCCAAAAGCAATATTATTCCATAACTCCCAAAATGCACCCATAGCACCACCAAATATTAATCCTATTAATATTGAGCCTACTATCTTTTGCCATTCCAAAAAATCACTTACATAAGTAGCGTTTCCTAAAGTATATAGAAAAACAAAACCTATTATGTAATGCGCTATATTTCTAATTGTTTTCATATTTTTTATATATTATAACTTGCTATTTGTCCTCCTGTTGTAGCAACAGTACTTGCATTTTGTAGTCTATCTCCAATACTATTAGCAGTGAAACCACTTGATATAAGATAGTTCCAAAAGTCTGCAGGTGTCATTAACAATGTTCCTGTTGTAGCATCTACTAAAACACCACTTAATACATTTGCAGCGCTTGGCACTCTTAATGTTCCTGTAAGTTCACTTGATGCGCCATAAGTGGTTCCAAATCTTACGTTATTTGTTGCAGGATTACCTAAAGCTACACCTGCTGCATATAATGTTCTGTTACCACCTGTTGATATTTGAAACAACCAACTTGAAGTATTTGTATCTATTGTTACTCTTGGTGCTATAATAGCCATTAAACCATTTGCGTTTACAGGATTACCACTAACCTTTACAAGTGTCCCTGTTGCAGCATTACCGGCATAAGCTACTGAAGTTAATATTGCAGGTTGCGTTGAACTTGAAGTAGCAATACCTGTTATTGATATGGTAGAAGCACTTGTATTATTGAATAACGTAGGCACTAAAGTACCTCCTGTTATATTACCTATTATGTTAATAGTAGAACCTATTGTATATATGCCTGCATTAGCTGCTCCTATAATATCCCCTGTAATATTTAAAGTTGAATTTGAGTTACAAAATATAACAGCTGATGAAGTTGTATTAAGTATACCTCCACTTGAATTTATATTACCTGTTACATTTACAGTAGCAATTGCGTCTATTCTTAAAGTATTAGCAGGAGCAGCCTGTGATGCTATTGTACTTGATAAATTACCAATTACATTTAAAGTTCCTGCAGCTGTAACATATATAATTTGTTTTGTAGCTGAACCATTATCTACTGTATAATTTCCTGTACAAGTAAGTGTTCCTGTTCCTGACAATTTTATAGCATTATAATTGTTTGTATTTGTAAGTGTTAAAACAGAACCATTAAATATTGCAGTATTAGGGCTTGCTAAAGTCATTTCTAATACAGATGTAGTAGAGCCTGCAAAAATAGCTTGAGCAGCAGTACAAGTTAAATTACCACCATTAGCATATCTAAATTGACCACCTGCTGCAATAACAGGTGATGCATTTGATGTGTTTCTAATTGACAAAACTGTAAATGTTCCATCAATAGTTACAGTAAAGTTATTTGAAAATACATCGTCTGCTGCTGTTGGCAGTGTACCACCATCCCAAGTAGCGGTATTGCTCCAATTGCCTGTAGCTACTGCATATCTTAAAGCCATGATTAAAGATTTTTTTCATTAATAAATGTCTGTAAAGCACCCATAATTGTTGCCGCTGCATTTATAGCGTCTGCATCTCCGCTATCAAAGACATCCATATAGGTTATAGGGATTGAATTGTCAGGCAAACTTACTGAGCTTCCATCTTCTAATACTCTATAAGGCGTTAATCTCATAGCCACGCTACCACCTATATCAGTTGGTTTAACTAATGGTGATATTGCTAAATTTACCATATAATATGGGTAAACATTTCCATCTACTTCGATTGGGTTTGTACTTGTAATTGGCATAATTTTTATGTATATATTACTGATTCTCTATTTGTCCAAGCTACGTTTGTAGCAGT